GCTAAAACTGAAAAACAACTTGCTACTGAAAAGGGAGAACCTTACGTGGCTGTGCTCAGTATGGATGTGGATCCTGACAATCTGCATCAAGGTGCATTTGAGTTGGATTGGAATGAAATCTTTGTGGCTCGACTGGTAAAGGCTGGCTATATGATGAAACCTACAGACACTGATGGGGACATTGTTGACCGTTGGTTTCAAAATGTATGCCGCCATGTTGTGATGGAAACATGGGAACAAGAACAAGCCATCAAGAACTCCGGCATGTATGTTCAAAAGCGAGATCTTGGCGATGGCAGGAGCGAGGTATCATGATATTCAATCACATCAAACAACTCAAAGCAGAAGGCAAAAAAATTGGCATCACTTTCTCAACCTTTGACATGCTCCACGCAGGCCACATTGCCATGCTTTCTGAAGCAAAAAATCACTGTGACTACCTCATCTGTGGGCTCCAAACGGACCCAACTATCGATAGGCCTGAGACTAAGAATCGTCCGATACAAAGTATTGTGGAGAGACAGATACAGCTGGCTGCATGCCGTTACGTTGATGAAGTTGTTGTGTACCAAACCGAACAAGATCTACGTGACCTTCTACTAATTCTGCCATTAGATGTTCGAGTACTGGGAGTAGAATACGAACACAAAGACTTTACCGGTCGCGACGAATGCTATGACCGCGGGATTGAACTAGTATTCAACGGCCGAGATCACTCATTCTCATCCAGTAGCCTGCGCAAGCGTGTGGTTGCCGCAGAGACCGAAAAAGTACTGCTACAAAAATGATCTTGTATGTAAATGGATGCAGCCATACAGCGGCTGCCGAAGCAGTGGTGCCTGATTGCTTTGCTGTGGATGATGGTAGATATGGCATTGACCGTAGACCTCATCCAATCAACTTGGAAGCCAGCTGGGGCAAGCAATTGAGCCGAATGCTCAACACTGAATTTTACTGTGATGCTGAGTCAGCAGCCAGCAATGACCGCATACTGCGTACCACTAACAAGTGGATTCATGAGAACTATAGCCGTTTGTATGACACTGTGATGGTAATCCAATGGACCACTTGGGAACGAGAAGAATGGGAGTATGAAGGCCGATGCTATCAAGTAAACGCCAGTGGTGTGGACATGGTACCACCAGAGCTTGAAGATAGGTATCGTCAGTACATTTTGGATGTCAACTGGACTCAAAAAACAGATGAATGGCATAACAAAATATGGCACCTGCATTGTCGGTTGAAAGATCTAAATGTACGACATTTATTCTACAGTGGCAACAGTACATTTAGTGATTTATTTAATCTAAGAGATTGGCAAGGGCATTACATTGAGCCATATTCAAGAGACCACAGTTGGAATGCCATACTAAAAAACAACGGATTTGAGCATGTGAATCCCAAAAGTTATCACTTTGGAGCCGATGGTCATAGATTTTGGTCGGAATATGTGTTACAATACTTGAAGCAACATAAACTTCTGGACCGCCCTAATGAAATATCTACTGATTGATACTGCTAACATGTTTTTCCGTGCCCGCCATTCAGCACACAGGGCCAGCGACACATGGACTAAATTAGGCTTTGCACTGCACTTGACCATGATGAGTGCAAATAAAGTAGCTAGGCGTTTTGGTGTAGACCATGTGGTTTTTGCACTAGAAGGGCGTAGCTGGCGTAAAGATCACTACAAGCCCTACAAAGCTAATCGTGCTGTGGCCCGTGGTGCCATGAGTGAAACTGAAGCAGAAGAGGACAAGTTGTTTTGGGAAACCTATGATGAGCTGACTAAATACTTGTCTGAGAAAACAAATTGTAGCGTGATTCGTTGCGCAACAGCAGAAGCGGACGATATCATAGGCCGCTGGATTGCACTACACCCCCAAGATGAACATATTATTGTCAGCAGTGATTCAGACTTCGTTCAGTTGGTTGCACCAAATGTGCAATTGTACAATGGCATAAACGACCACCTGTTCAGTATTGATGGCGTAACTGATGCCAAAGGCAACAAATTGAGTTTCACAATCGAAAGCAATTCAAAGATCAAAGTAGGCAAAGCCGACCGGAGCTTTGTGGCCCCAACTGACTATCAGAAATGGGTGCTGTTCTTGAAATGTGTGCGCGGTGATCCCGGCGACAATGTGTTCTCAGCATACCCTGGTGCACCAGTAAAAGGCACAAAGAATCGTGTAGGCATTACAGAAGCATTTGAAGATCGCAACAAAAAAGGCTACAATTGGAACAATCTCATGTTGCAACGTTGGACCGACCACGAAGAAAAAGAACACAAGGTGCTCGAAGACTACGAACGCAATGTCACACTAATTGACCTTACTGCACAACCACAAGAAGTAAAAGATACTGTGGATGCTGTGATTGGTGAACAAGTCAGTAACAAAGACATAGGGATGGTGGGCGCACACTTTCTCAAGTTCTGTGGCAAGTATGAGCTTACCAAGCTGAGTGACCAAGCCGAACCAATTGGTCGCTGGCTGAATCAAACATATCAAGGAGTGTTAAAATGATAGTAGCAAAACCGGTAATTGACAATCAATACTGGATACTCAAACAAGACGATGAAAAAATTGGCAACGTTCAAGCTGTAGATGGTGGGTTTGCTCTTACCATCCGCAACAAGGTTGCTAAATTTAAAACCATTCGAATGTTGCGCCGACAGGCCAACATTGAATTTGCTGAACCAGAACATGTCACGCCTATTCCAAAAGATTGTGTGCATGGTTATCCTACAGGTTGCCGAACACACAATGGCATGTGGAATGTGCAGTTAAAATTGCCGTTGTTTACCAAAACAACCAAAAGCAAATCATGGTTTGCTGCCGGATGGTATTCGATCAAACAACATCGCAGTTGGAAAGTGCTACAGAATCCCAAACTAATTGTGCTAGAACGTTATACCTATCAAGGACCATTTTACACCGAGGAGCAAGCAAATGCATCCTTATGACTTTAAAGAAGATGTAAAAACTGTTACTGGTAATGAGACTGAATATTATAATTTTATAGATGAAAACTATTTGAAGGTATGTGCTAATGCTCGAGTACTTGAAGTAGGGCCGCATGTTGGAAAACACACTAAATTAATTGCAAAACATGCACCATGTTACTTAGAATGCATTGAAGGGAATATAGTTCACCAATCTACATTAGAAGATATTCCTGGAGTAGACAAAGTTGTGGTTGATGATGTTTGGCTTATGAGAGATGCTAAACCATTTGATGTTGTAATTTGTTTTGGTGTGTTGTATCATCATCATAGTTCATTGCATCTGTTGGAACTATTTGTAAATTATAATACACCAAAATACATAATGCTTGATTGTGTAACTGCCGAGCATCCGTTAGCTTATCTACCAGAAGATATTAATATCAGCGGGTCGAGACAACTTCGAAAATCTTGGAAGCATTGTGGGGTCAATTTTAAAACTCCCTTCTTTATTATTAATCAATCACTGTCAAATATGGGATATGATTTAAAAATATCACATAAATTACAAACCAGTTATTTTCCAAAATCTAATGGCTGGGTAGCACTTTGGGAACTTCGGGAGAACTTATGACCAATCCGTTTAGAGATCAAGAAAAATTTATGAAGGCTTGCGACCAAAGTGTCAACGAGTTTAACAAAGATCAATTTAACTTGTATGTTACATTGATTGAAGAAGAAGCCAACGAATTGGCTGATGCAATCACAGCACACGACCAAGTCGAAACTGTTGATGCACTTATTGACATTTTGGTTGTTACTATTGGTGCATTACACAGTATGGGCGCAGATGCCGAAGGTGCTTGGAAAGAAGTCATGAAAACTAACTTTGCCAAGATTGATCGAGACACCGGCAAGGTTCGCAAGCGCGAAGATGGTAAGGTACTCAAACCTGTAGGCTGGACGCCACCTGATCTCAACCCATATCTTAAAAAATGAGTTTACACATACACCGATTTGTTGATTCTATCAAGGCGCATGAGTCACGCAACCAACGTGATTTTATCATGACACTTCGTGACGCTAAGGATCTGCATGCAGACATTACCAAGCTATTGGTAACTTTGGAAGAACTACGGTCAAACACTGCTACAAATTCCAATGAAGTGATTACGGTAGAACTCGCAGGCGGAAGCTTCAAAAACACCTAGTTTATTAGATAAATAAACTTGGGAGAAAATATGAGTAGACCCAAACCGCTAGTTCTAATTGAGCACACTGAGAAACAAACCTATAAGACCGAACAAGTATTGGCCTCTGAAGGTGTGTGGGCGGTCTTTTACGATCAAAAGCCAATCAATCTCAAGACTGGTAACATGCTTACGCAATACCCCGGACCCAAGTACAAAAAAGTCAGTTTCTCAAATCCAGGGCATGCTAAAAATTTGGCAAAAAAATTAAATGCACAGTTCAAGACTGACAAATTCACAGTCATGCTGTTAACACAAGGGGAACAAGTGTACCCCAATGTTAACTAAACAACAGATTACCGAACGCATACTGACAGGTCTTCCGTCGGAAGACCAACTGACCTACGACGAAGCCTGCAAGTCATGGTGGATGAACTTTAGAGATGGCGGCGGATTCAGACTGACCAATGCTGGATATACAGCAATTGGTACTTGTGACTTAGAAACATACGCATTTGATGCTCCTTCTGACTTGGTTGCTAAACCCAAACATTTACTGACCTTGGATAAAAAGTTAGATTGCCCTTACTACATTAAAATTGGCAAGCATCCGCAAATTGTTTTGTTTGGCAGTCAGCAGGCAGTGATGTTGGCCATGTACGGCGATCTAGAAAAGTGGTTGAAGTTTTTAAATCGCACTTAGTTTTTTAGCCAACTGTTCAACGTCTTGAATGTACCGTTGTTGTGTGCCAGTTATAAATTCATCAAGCAAAAAACTTCTTTGTTTTTGCAGTCGCTCTTGGTATGGCGCAAGGTTAATTTTTCCCAGTATGAGATCTTGATTTTTCATTATGGCTTGTTCGACTCGAACGTCATTGGACATGCTATCATAGCTGGTGTCCACCAGGTCGTCAAACATGTCAAACCCAAGCTCTCTACAGTCTTGCACAATACCTTGGTGACCAATCACAATGGGTACCTGCTGTGCAATCATCGCCATCAATGTTTTTTCGCTCACAATGCCTGGCGGCTCATCATACTGTGTTTCAGTCACAATGTTCACTTGACATTTTGCATATACCGGCAACAGTCGCATGAAGTTATCTTCGTTTTCTGTGCCGCGATAGGTGTCATAAGCCCAAGCATCAAGTGGAATGTCGTTGCCGTAACTTAACACACCATTAGGCCAATGTTGCAAGATGTCCACAGCACGTCGACGATGCAAGCACATGCGACCATTGAGGCATTGCCATGCTGAAGTTTTTGCATTTATTGAATTGGTCCATTGTGACTCACGAGCTTGGATAGCAGTCACAGTGGCCATGTTGTGATTGCTGAATTCGATAAGGTTCACTGGTCCTTGATAGTATTTTTGTAAATTATGACTCCAATAAGTTACCAGCACACGATGTGCATTGGCGCCATAGTGGCGTTCTACTTGTTCCAGTTCAAGTATGCG